CCTGTGAGCAACAGCAGCAGGCTGAGGATGGACAGGGATGTTTTCACGTTGAGGCTCACTAAAAGTTGGTATGTCGTTGGCTGTGCAAGGGTTTTCCCCCAAAAAACCGCTGCATTGTGGAGTATGGCCTAAACCGTGTCGAATGCCTTATGACTAAAGGGCGTAACGTGAACGAAATTTAATCCTGTACCAATTCTGTACCAATTACCTGCTGTTCAAGCTTGGCCAATTCGGACCAATCGTTGGCTGAATTCAGCCACTTTGCGTACGTCGTCAACAGCACCTGGACCGAGTGCCCGAGCTGCCCCGCGATGAAGGCAGGGTTCATCCCAGACATGAGGCACATCGTGGCATATGTGTGCCTGCAGTTGTACTGAGGACGCGCAGGAAGCTTCAATGCCGCGATAGCCTCATTGAAGTGTACCCCGGGAGTATCAGTGCCCTTCATGTACGGCGATGAGCCGGAAGGCTGAAAGACGTAGGATGACTCTGTAGAGACTCGGCGCTTCTGTCTGGATCGATAATGTGCGATCTCCTTTGCCTTGGCCACGGCGCCCAAAGCTCGACTGTTGAGCATCACGGTTCGGGTGTACTTCGTCTTTGTTCGTTCCACCACTTGCTTTTCCACCACGATCCGGCAGACGTGTGCCGTCCTCTTGTCGAAGTCAATCTCGTCCCAACGCAGCGCCATGACCTCTCCAGTGCGCATGCCAGTGTAGAAGGCAAACTCATAGAACGCGGCGAATACCTGGTTGCATCGGGAGAAGTTCGCATACATCCACGCGATCAGAGCATCAGCTTCTTCCACCGTGAACGGGTCCACCTGCTTCTTGTTCTTCTGAGGCAGTTGGATTGCAGCAGCCGGGTTCCTGTCTACCACCTCGTCATACACTGCTGCTCGGAACATCGCCTTTACCCTGGCGATAGCGGCGCGTTTGACTGTCGAACTCTTCCACTGGGTCTTTGCGACTACCTCCCTCAGCACCATCGGTGTAACTGCCTTGATCGGCAGCGTTGCCAGATGGGGCATCCAATAGTTGTTCATTAACCCCTTGTAGTTGACGCGGGTGTCGTGCACCACTTCCAGGCTGTTTAGCCAGGTCTGGGCGTACTCGCCGAACATGATTTCATTCACATGCGCGAGATAGCTGGACGTGGGGAATAGCTCGGCATACCGCTTCTCGTCCAGCACCCCGTGTTTGGCAAGGCTGATTACTTGAGCGCGTAAATCGGCTGCCGCTTTGATCCCCTTGGCGGTTTGGGGGTGCGCGAGAGTTTCGGACCGACGCTCACCGTTCCAAGTAAAACGGATCCGGATGGATTTACCGATGAGTTCGACTCCAGTGGGTAGCCCCAGCTTCCTTCCAGCCACGCTTCATATCTCCTGATGCTGTAAAAAATCCGGCCGTCGATCTTCTTCCAGACCCCCTCGGGGATCACGCCGCGGCTTCGCTTACCTTCCAATGCGCGCTTGGTCGTTCCGACCAGCTCTGCCATCTTCTCCTCAGGGACCTTGTCGGATACATAGGCCACCGGCTGGCGATCTTCGTTTTGCATAATGGTCTCCACGCCGCCGGTGGCGGCAGGTTGGTGGTCAGTCGACCTGGTAGTAGACGTAGCAGTTGACGCCCTGGTCCTTGAGCGACTTGTGCATTGCCTGCACGCCCTCGCTGTGCTGGTTTCCCTGGCCTGGCCAAGGTGTGTCCAAGTGGACGCCTTGCTGGTGGTAGCGGCTTTTCTTCTGGACGTAACCGGGCAACCCCTGCAGTTGGCTGGGCCGAAGGCCTGGCACCGGAATCACTACGCGGTCCAAGTTGGCGCTGCCGCCGTCATCGGTGCACGCAGCCGCTGCGGCTTTGCCGGCCTCGATCGCAATTCGGACCTTTGCAGGCAGGCTCGAGAGTTCATCTTTTGTCATGGCGATAGCTCTCCATGCCCGCGCGGGTCGGCGGGCTTGAGTATTAGGGGAGGGGTTAGAGAAGATGGGCGCCGGCTTCTAGCAGGCCGTCTCGGTCTTCTCGCAGCAGCTTGTTCTCGGCGCTCAGCTGGTCGCGCTCCCTGATCAGGGCCTTGATAGCGGTTGAGATGTTGCGGTGCCCCAGCTCGATGGTGATGGTTTGGGCCTCGTCGAACAGCTTGACCTTCTGGTCTCGCTCCTCGGCTGCGCGCCTGGCTAGCTGCTTTTCACGGATCTTGAGGCAGCGCTTGCAGGTGACGTGGCGCCAATCGCTGGTCAGCTGCTCGTCTTCCATTTCACCATCGGTACCGCACAGCACGTTTTCTGGCGGGTCTGGATCGGCCTCGGTACCGCCATCCCACTCGTACATGTGAACAGCGCGCCTGCTCATGGTTGTTTACCCTGTGCGCGGCGTGCAACGCCATCCATTATGGCGATCGACATACGCCGGCGCTCCTGCACCGCCGGGCTGTCGGGGTCATAGTTGGCGCCGAGGTAGGCCTTAGGATCCATGGCCATGGCCCGCTTCACCCGCGTGAAGTTCTCGTCGCGTTGCCATAAGCCGCTCCAGGTCAAGAACGGCTTCTTGCACTTTTCCTCTCCTTCGGCCAGCTTCCAGATGGCTTGGCGGTCGAAGGTCATGAGCATGTCCATGGCACAGACGGCCAGCCGCAGATCGTCATAGTCTGGGCGCTCGCCGGATTTCGCGGCTTCGATGATTTCGCCAAGGGTCTTCATGGCATCAGCTCCTTCGGCACCTGGACGGTATCTCGGAGCTTGGCGGCGACGATGGCGCGGCAAGCGGCGATTAAGTGGGTCAAGCCGTCCGCGTCGCCTGAGGTATCATCCAGCCCGGTGACGGCAAAGAATGAATCCGAGTACAGGCCAAAGCCGACGCGGTACTTCTGGACCAGCAGGCCGCCAAGCGCCCAGTCCTCCCAGGGGTTATAGCGCTTGCTGTGCTCAATGACTTCGCCACGATAGGTCACGAATACTCGCCACCCGTTGCCGTAGATCGGACCCGCCAGGTCGAGCTCCAGCCCCTCTGCCTTGCCCACGGCCCACCCCAGCGCCTCACCGGAAAGGTTGGATACCCTCACTTCGATCAGGTCGGTCATGGCTTCGCCTCGGGCCGCTCAGGGAACGACGCTTCGGCTTCGGTGCGGAACTTGATGTCAGCAGAGTCCCCGTGGCGGCCTTCTGACCAGGTGATCCGCTTGCCGCAATAGCAGCCGGTCACTTGGGCCAGGTCGAAGTTCTGCCGGAACTCCATCGAGATGCCAGACATGCCGTGCTGGCGCGCGAGGGCGACTACCGCTCGCGCGAACTCAACGTCTTGATCAGTCACTGCGCTCACAGCTGATACCTCTCATCAATCCAGCGCCCAGGCGCCAGAGCGGGTGTAGGTTCGGGTTGGGTTTCGTGCGGGGAGAGCTGGCGCTTGTTGCCGGCGTGCTGGCAGTTCATCTGCGCGTGCAATCGGCCGAGCTGGCGCATCTCATATGTAAGCCATGCCGAGCTCGCCACGAGCCCGAAAAGCGGCAGCAGGAGGCAGAGGGCGAAGCGGGTCATGGCGTGTCCACCCGGCGAGCCCATTGCACATGCGGGCCGTCCTCTGTGTCGAAGATGCCCATCAGGAACCACTCAGGGCCAGGCGATTCAGGCTCCCAGCCGTTGCAGTGGCCGGCGCCGTCAAAGTACGGGTGCTCAACCAGATCTGAATCCATATCCCAGGTCTTCAGTTCCAGACCTTGCTCAGCTGCCCAGGCCTTGTACGGGGCTGAGTCTTCAGTTGCGCCAAAGTCAGGAATGCCCGGGTGGTGCCACCATCCGTTCTCGTCGCGCAGAATGAAGGCTGGCTGAATCAGCTGCTGGCGATCAAGGCGCTCAATCTCGGCCAGGATCAGCGCACCGGCCTTCACCATGTCGCGGCGGCGATCAGCGCTTGGCTTGAAGGTACTTTGGCCCCAAGGCCAGTCGGTGCTCATGGTGCCAGCTTGGCCCGCCAGTCGGGCGTACATGCTCGCCGCCCTAGCCAGCTCTCCAGACGCATAACCATCGTCGCGATACAGCGAGAAACCTTCGCCGCCTACCTGCCGTTGGCGCTCGAGCACGACATCCAGCGCCGCGCGGTTAAGGGTGATTTCACTTTTCTCGGGCATGGCGTTTCCTTGGCCCCCGTTTGGCGGCCTGTTAATAGGTTGACTGGAATTTATTGACTTATGCTGGCCTGCCGCGGTCCACCGAGAAAGGGCATCAGTTGGCTGCCCAATCTGTTGGGTGGCGACAGTGGATAAAGTAAATAGAGAAAAGCAGTTCCGCGCTTACGAGCTGCTTCGCAAACTTGACACGCAGACTGCCACAGCGATGAATCAGGTGGCCTACGGCCATATTGTCGGTGCTGAATGGGGTTACATGTGCAGCGAGCATCGCAAAGCGTTCGAAGATTGGATGATATTTGCATCCACGATTGAAGATTCAGAGGACAGCGCCTAGAGCCGCGTATCCGATACGGCCCACGAAACACCTTGCTTTATTTGATTTGCGCTTCGCCTTCGCTATGGTGACTATTACACCCCCATGAAAAAACGAGAGTCGTAGGAGTACGGCATGCGAATTCGCGGTGATGTTTTTTGGTCCTGGGCTGACCCGACGCTTCACCACAGGACTCATGACGAAACACTCGATGACGGAACGTTCATAGATGTCCAAGTGCGACTGTCGCGAACGGGCAACACGCAGATGTTCATCGGCGTCTATGCGGCATCTGGCGCTGCGATCCACGAGGAAGCTTTCGACTCCAGGCCCGGCGAATCGATGACCAGGGCATTGGCCTGGGGGGTAGGGCGTGCCCGCCGAATCGCCACCGAGGGCCTGGCTGCAACGGACAAGATTGCAGCCTGCTCGAAATAGAGGGCAGAGGGGTTACAGCGGAAAGAGTACGGATGTACTCCTGCGATCATTCGCCTGGATTGACCGCGTTCCAGGCCTTGGCCAGGCCTGCGTAATCAGCCGGTCGGGCTTGCTTGTTGCAGTTGTCACAGCGGATGCTGTATGGCTTCTGCTGGCTGCTGTCGTGCCCAGTGTTGAAGCCTTTGCAGTTATCGCAGCTGGTGCAGCGGCCGGGCTTCTCTGGCTCGCTCTGAGGTGCTTCCGTCTCTGCGCTGGCGGATAGGGCGGCGTCTATGCTCGATCCCCAGTCGCGCAGCAACTGTTCAGTAGGCATGACGCACCCATTGCAATGGTCGGCTATCTCACCCAGCAGCAAACTCCGCTTGGCCAGCTTGGCGCGCAGGTCGTCAATGTGCTTGAAATCCGCCGCGACTTGGGCTTCATGCTCGGCACACGCGCTCTTGCATTCAGCGAGCGCTTCGCGCAGCCGCTCGACCTCTGCGCTCGCATTGAACTCATTACGCCGCGCCTCTTGCAGGTCCAGGCGCAGGGCGTTGGCATCCCCTATATGGACCGGATCGCCAATGGTTCGCCTATCGATGAAATCGGCAATGTCGGCAAGGTATCCGGTAGCGATTGACGCATGACCATTGGAGCCTGCTACAAGCCGACCGACGAACGCCTTGATATCTCCTAGTGCGTTCTTCGCATGCTTATGGTTTAGGGCGTTGGTGTCAGCACGCGACCTCTGGCGCTCAGCCTCGCCAGGATCGGCGTGGGTGTAGAGCGGCACGCTGTAGGAGCTGGTGTCCAACCCCTGTTGGTCGCTTATGGCCTTGGCCTTTGCGTGCAAGGCGCTAACGCCGCCCTCGGTCATGAACCAGACTGGCTCGGCTTGATGCGCCGTCATAGGCCCCAGGCCAACAACAGGAAGCCCCATCGCCGCCGCATCCCGCTCTGCCTCTTCTTTGGTCCACCAGATGGCAGTACCAACCATCCAGGCTATGGGCTCGGGGTGGGGCTGCGGGGCTGGCGCCTGCCCAGCGATCTGCGCGACTCCAATCCGCAGGTGCTGGCGAGCTTGGGCATGTGCCATTTCGTGAGGCGTGGCTTCCCGAACCGAGTAGGGCAGGCCTACATTAATTTTCCTGAACACCCAGCCGTAATGGCTGAGTTTCTTGTCCATTTGGATTAGGTGCAGGCCGTCGTCGCAGGCTATCCAGCCGTCGGCGTCGTTGGATCGGTTTTCTGTGGGCATGTTGATGTCTCGGATCCTGGAATTGAGCGACTCCCCGTGCTTTCCTATTGGCTCAGTTCACAATAGGAGCACTGCCGTGGGTACGAAAGTTTTTGGGGAGGCTTTTATTTGGTCGGGCGCCTCACAGTTGCAGGGCGGCTATTACCCGATCTTGAGTGTTCAGCGGGGTGAGGAGAGGCCTGCATATGCCGTGATCAGGTCGCCCAGCTATCCCACTCTGGAGGAGGCTCATCGAGTAGCTATGGATGCAGTCGAGAAGGTCGAATCGGTGAGCGATCAAAATGTAATCACATTGAAAGGTGGTCAGAAGCTTCAGGCCGCGTGACTTGCGGCCTGGTAGTCGGACCATCCGATCTTCGGCATTTTGGTCTTTGGATTGATAACCGGCTTCCCCTTGGCGTCGACCATCGCGCAGCGAGCGCGAATGCGCAAATCGCGGCACTCGCTGTGCTTTATTGCCAGTTCGATGAACTGCTGTGCGTACTGAGGGGCGTCGAATAGATTGCTCAGTTGTTTAACTCGCTCGCCGCTCATGAGCTTGTCAGCGTATTTCGCGACTGCCTCTTCCCATTGGACTGGCGTCAGCTGCAAGGGGGGGGCGCCAGGCTTCCCCGGCTTGCTGGTTTTTACGCGCTTCTTGGCTTCGGCCAGCGCTACATCACGGGTCATGCCGAACACTGCGAATGTGCTCATAAACGGACTCCTGCGCCTTGCTGACGCTTGGTGATGGCAAAATGAATGCAATTAGTGTTTTCTACTGCGCGGCATGACGCCTAAAGGGATACGAAATGAAGCCGGGAGATGTTGAGTTGACCCAAACGAACGAGCCTTTGGCAGCCGCCAAGCGTCTTTACGAGCAGTGCATTGAGATAAGAAATTTCGAGATTGGCCAGCTTGCCAACAGAAACAACTTCCTAATGATTTTTCAGGGTGTCCTTTTCGCGGGACTGGTTCAGTCAGTCGGGTCATTCCCAGTGGTCTCGTTCATGGCTTGTGTCACTGGTGTGATCGTTTCTTGGTACCAGACACAGATCGCGGCGGGAGCCAAGTACTGGCAAGAGCATTGGGAGCATGAGCTTAAAGAGGCAGAGCTTCGATTGATAAAGCTGCTTAATGAAGCTGGCGATCGAGCTCCAGTAGAGCTGTTTTCCAAGAACCCGAAGCAAATCAAAGCAGATGTTCAATCTCGGCTTGAATCGGGAACTGGAAGTCGAATCATTCGAGGCCTCATACTTGAGAAGTACTCTGTCAGCCGAGTTCCCATCAAACTCGGCTTATCCCTCATGGCTGTTTGGGCAGTTTTGCTGCTTTGCACAGTCAACTTTGGATGGTGTATTACGGTCCCGGACTTCATTACGGGCTTCAAGCGTTAGGTAGCTCAATTTTTGACCTGAGCTAACCGTCGAAGGAAGTTGCTGTGCGCTTCAGCTGAGTCATAAGTTGCGTCGGAAGATTCTTGATGGTCAGGCTGGCGCTGTCCTGATCGAACTCAACGCGCTTGCCGAGCAGGTGCGCTTCGAAGCTGATCGACATTCCCTCGGCGCGGCCGGTGTAGCGGCGGTACTGATTGAGGGTTCGCTTGTCAGCGGCGAAGCTCTCGGACATCCCGTAGTCGCCTGCCTGGATGAACTCGGCGAAGGTCTTTGGCCTGTCTTCGTTCAGCACCTCGGAAAGCTCGTCCAGGCGGACCGGCTCGCCAAGCTTGTCTTGCGCCTGGGCATAGGCCACCAGGTGGTGGCCCTTCTCGCTGGCAGTGTCGTCGGGCAGGTCTTCAGCCTTCACGAAGTCGGCGAAGGCCTTGAGCAGGGTTCGGGTTTCGCCTGGGCTGTCGATCCCTTCCTGGCAGCCGATGAAGTCGCGGAAGTAGTCCGAGGCTTTGCGGCCGTTCTTGCTCTTGATGAACGATATGTACTGGCGCGATGCTGGGTTGTTCTTCCATTCGCTCAGGTTGATGCGGGCGGCTAAGTGCAGCGCGCTGGTATCCAGGTGGTGCGATACCGACACGGTTAGGTCATCGGCAACCGAGATCGTCTCGACCTGACGCAGGATGGCGATCGTCAGGTAGTCGGTCAGCCCTTGCTGATACAGGGCGAACAGAACATGGCCGCCAACTGCCAGGTTTGATTCCTCCATGAGTCGCGTCAGGTGCTCCACTGCGGTGCGGGTGAAGTCGATGAACTGCATGTCGCCGCTGACTACCTTGGCTAGCCAGCCACTGAGAGGGTAAGCGCCGGATTCGCTATGGAAGAATCCCCAGGCCTTGCCGGTCTTGGCGTTGTAGCCGTCGTTAACATCGTTCACCAGGTTCTCGATGGCGCCGCTTTCCGGCAGGCTGGCGCTGGCCATGTGCAGGGCCGCTGGGCTGCCGTCCGGCTTCTTATCGATGAAGTGCATCACTGCGTGGCGAATGGGCATGAGTGTTCCTCCGTGGCCGGCTGGCGGCATGGTGGCAATTTGGTTGGGGATGGGGTATTACGGGTGACCGGCATGGGGTCGGAAATTCGGAGAGAAACAGATGAGTCACGGTTTTGAAGGGGATTACAACAATGATGTTCTTGCTCGCATGCTCGACATTTCAGTTGAGGATGTTGAGAACTACGTGACGCTGGATACGAATGAGAGCGATGAAGGCCAGCTGTACAGCTACGTGGCTATTTTTGATCGCTCTACTCCGCAGCATGTGCTTGAAGCGGCTGGCGCTGAGGGTAGCTACTCCGTTCAGCTGAGCGTCAACATCTTCGACGAAGAAGAAAGAGACTAATCAGGCGGTACGATTTCATCGCCCGGATCTCGCCGAAGGTCGCGCAGGCTCTGTACTTCGAACTGACGCGCTAGTTTTGGAGAGATGTAAAAGGCTGGCGCGTCAGGTCTTTCAAGGCGACGCGCCCGCTCTTCAGGATCCTGCGCGATCCACGACAAGGCCAGGTCCTGCCAGAGTTCCTGCACCTGGTCGTAGCCATGCTGCTCGATCTCTGCAGCTATGGCGGCCTTGATCCCTTCTGGCATGTTGAAAAACACCTTCTCGATTCCCAGCTTCTTCGCCTGGGCCTTCTGCCGGGCCCGGTAGTCCGCAGAGTGTTTCGCGACACCGGTCTTTTCCTCGGCCATCGCTGGTACCTCCCAAGCCGCTGGGCGGCAGATTGATGTGCTGCTGGCGCCGGCCATGCCGGACGCGCGCGGTGATGCGTTTCATGTTGTGTTGGCTTCTCGCTTTTCGGCGGTGGTCGGGAAGTTGATCTCGAACTCACGCAGCAGCCGCTTTAGCTGCTTGTCGGAGATCTTCATCAGCCGCACCACCTGATATCTGGTCATGCAGAGGTTGCGGTAGGCGATGATCTGGTCCGCTTTGTCCCTGTCGGCAGCCGGGTCGCTGAGCTTCTTGCCCAGGTTGCCCTTGCCGCGCCTTGGATCTGGCTTGAATTTGAATTGGCCGTCCAAGGCGTAACGGCTCAGGCAGCTCAATGACAGGCCGGTGTATACAGCGGCTTCGGCATAAGTCATGCGCTTCGCCAACTCGCGCACTTCTTCAATGCGCATCTGGCGTCTTTCAGTGCGGGTGTTCAGCGGAGCGGCTTGCGCTCGTGCCGGCTCAAGATCACGGTGCGCGCGCCGCGGCACATAGCCTTTGGTCGGCAGGCTTTGCACCTGGCCGCCGTCGAGAAAGAAGCTGTCGATGCTCGCATTGAGCTGGGCTAGCACTGCACTGCGCTGGTCTTGATTTGGGCTGCCGATCATTGAAGTCCGCCTCCCTTGCTCGCCGCACCTGCCTCCATCGCGTTAACAAAGCGCATGACGGCCCGATAGGTGAAGGCGTAGCCCTGAACGGCGCCAGTGGAGATCTCCACCACATCCCATTTACCGTCCTTGCCCGATGCCTGGTACCGCGGTGCGGGCTGGTTGACCTTGGCGTGCGCCTCGGCCCTCACTGACTTACTGCGCTCGAGCAAGGCCGCGAGCACGGCAAGCTTCTGCTCAAAAGCAGGGTGCATTGCTGTCTGCATGGGGTGATCCTCGGTAGGGTCAGGCGTGATACTCGAAGGCCTCGGCCTTGCGAACGATTCGAACTTGAGCGGTGCGGCGCTCCGGCGCGCGACGGTCGCGGCGCATGGGGTCGCTGTCGTCAATCACCGCGTGCATGGTGATGAGCGCGGCCAGGGCGATGCAGATGGGGCTGATGATCTGTTGGCGCATGGCCTTGGTGACCGCCTCTATGCGGCGGCCGGCCTCCAGCTTGAACAGCGCGGCCTCGATTCGGTTGGCCACGGTGCCTGGGCTGACCGCCATCTGGCGGGCGATTTCTTTGGTGGTGAGGCCCTGGGCCACCCACAGCAATGCTTCGAGCTCACGGGGAGCCAGCGCCTTGCCGAGCTGGCCAATCCATGACCCGCAAGTGATCGTTTCCATGAAGTGTCCTCGGTGGGCTGCATTGGTCGTGACGCTCGCTGCCGCGAACCTCCCGGACCAAGGGAGGGCGAACGTCACGACCAATTCAGCCGACTTAATGTTTATCTTGGTGATGTTTAAGCGAGTTAATGTTCACTGTGGTGAGCTTTAAATAGCGTTCCCGGCCTCGCTACTGGCGACAGGCCGGGGTACTGCGTCAGCGGTGATCGTTCGAGCTCAGCCGCCGACGGCCTTGCTCTCAGTTCGGTTGGCCTTGAGCTTCCCTATCACCTCGCGTCGATCGGCCTCGGCGGGATGTTCGCGGGGTAAGGTGTTCACTGCACGACTGCCGACTGCAGCTCTGCGGCCCGTTGGATGGGGCAGTCCGTCGTGGGTTGCCGGTCCGGGTTCCGGCTGGGCTTACTACTTCATTGGCTGGTCCCTCCTATGGTTTTTGGTCCGCTCCACGCTCATCGCCGGGTTTCCCCACCACTGCCTGCTGCAGCTACTGGCTACGCATCAGGTGGCTCGCATGGTTTGGCGTCCTCCCATGGGGGAGTCCGGCAGCTATCCAGAGGCTGCGTGGTCGACGACTTAGCTTGTCCCGACCCAGGTAATGGCCTGGGTGCGTCGAGGTGGTCACGTCTGGTTGTGTAAAGAGCGGTGGCCGCCGTAGCTGCCTGCCGATGAATTTCGGCGTTGAGTGAATTTAAGCAATCTGAAATTCATAGGTCAAGCATGCTGAATAAATATTTTCAGTAATCTGAAATTCGTGGGCAACAAAAAGCCCGCACGGGGCGGGCTGGTTCTTCAAATCTCGCTGAATTCTCGCCAACCAATACGGATCACCCCTGACTCCAGGTGCTCGACTCGAACACCCGTTGTCTGCTCCAGGTCGCTGAGGATCCTGGCCCAATCCGCAGTCGATTCATCTGGCGCCGGCGTGAGTTCAATGAACTGGCGCTTCTGCACATGAGGCGAAGCAACGGCCTGTTGGATTCGATATCCAAGGCGCTCATATGAGCGGGAGGGCGATTGCGAGAACGCGAGCGGTAACATCTTTAAAACTCCTTGTACTGTATGCACATACAGTTATCCTGAGTCGCTCAGTTTTTCAAGTCTTTCGATGATCAGCTCACCCCAACCTGCAAAAAATTGGCGCATATCGGTTCGTGCAGGCATAAAAAAGCCCAGCTCAAGGCCGGGCTTTCGTCGATCAAATTCCTTAGAGCTTCATCATTGCGCGAACGACTACGCCAACGATGCGACAACCTTCCGCACACATCTCAATTGGATATGCAGGGTTCAGAGGCTTGAGAAATCTCCTGCCGCCATCCTCGACCAGCTTCTTGAAGGTGGCTTCATTGCTGTCAGCGAGCTTGGCCACGACCAGCTTGCCTGGAATTGCATCTGCTTCGGTGTCCACTAGGATCATCATCCCTTCGGTGATGCTGGTTCCTACCGGAGAAGTCATGGAATCGCCTTTGACCTCCAGCCAAAATGCAACACCCTTTGAGTCGTAGTCGGATACTTCATACCGATCCGAAAACCCCGGGGGGAAAGGTTCAACAGCTTCAGCCCAGGCTCCTGCGGCCACCCAGCTGATCACCGGGTATCGAAATGACATCTTTGGCTGCGGGATGGCCTCAACGTTTCTTTCCTCGACCTCAGGTCCCTCACCGATGGCCAGCCATTCAGCGCGGAACCCAGTCGCTTTAGCGAGGGCATACAGATTCTCGGGCCTGAGGCTTTTGCTCTCTCCAGAGATCCATTGGGTAACGGCTGAGTTTGCGACGCCGCAAGCGGCCGCAATTTCGCCCTTCTTCATGCCGCTGACCGCAATGGCCTTGGCTATTCGCTCGTGTCTTTCCATGCGATGAGTTTAAGTTAACTGAATTTAAGTATGCAGTTCGCTGAATGGTCTCGTTGACTATGTGCCTTCAGCATGCTGAAATTCACGAACGCACCATCGAGGAAGCGCAATGAAGACGCGTGACGCCGCTAAACATTTCGGCAGCAAGAAGAAGCTAGCCGACGCGCTGGGTATCCAGCCCAGCGCAGTAACCATGTGGGGTGAGGTCGTTCCGATCTCTCGCCAGTACCAACTCCAAATTCTCTCGGGCGGATCACTCATGGCAGATGCCAAGCCATCACCCGAAGAGTGCGGTAAGTCTGACAAGGCTGGCGTTGCGCCAGTAGATGACCGAAACACCTGCGAATCCATCCAGTAACGAAATCGCGGACGAAAAAAAACCGCCTGGCAGGGCGGCTTTCTCTACAGCTTCAAACGAGATCAAAGCATGACAAACATCGTCCCACTTGACAAGTCCAGGGGGTTCACCCGGATGGACAACCAGCTCATGGATGGCCTGTTGGCTATCGATCTCCCAGCTCGGGAGATGAAGATTGTGCTGTACGTGGCCAAGGCCACCATCAACTTCGGTGCGGGCGCACAGCGCATCCCGGCTACCGACATCGCCAAGGCTATTCACGCTCACCCTGACACCGTGTCGAAGGCTATCTCCAGCCTGCTGCGTCGTCGGGTGCTGTTCCGCGAAGGTGGGGCCCGCGGTGACATCGGCGTGAATGATCCGAAAGACTGGGTCTACGTCATTGATCCGAAACAGACCAAAACAGCCGACTCGGCTCAAGTGGTCCGAATCGGCGAAGAGTCGAAACAGACCAAAACCGCCGAGTCCCTTCTTTATTCTAAGAATCTAACCCCCTATGTATTTCTTCCTTCGGAAGAAGATACATGCCCCCCCAGCGACGATCAGCCGGCGCCGGCCAAAGCTGACCGCAAAGCGCCATTCGGGAAGGTCGCCATGCTGGCAGACAACCCCCACGGCCTGGACGAGTCGCTGATCGCTGACTACCTGACTGTTCGCAAAGCCGCCAAGGCCCCGGTGACGGCCCGGATCTGGGCTGCCCTGAACGCCAAACTTGCACAGTGCAAGGCCTTCGGCGTCCAGCCTGCTCAGGCCTTGGAAATCGCAGTCGAGAACGGATGGCGCGGATTCGAGGTGGAGTGGGTCACGAAGCGCATCGGCGCCCAGCTGCCGGCCCAGGCAAAACCTCACAGCCGTCACCACGGCTTCAACGAACGCGACTACACCGCCGGCCTGGCCGAGCGTGAGGACGGCACCTATGCGATCTGAATCGGTGATCACCATGTCCGAGGTGAAAAACGCCGCTGGTTTCCGTATCCAGCCAGCTGACTGTGAGCATCACGGCGCCTTCGAGCAGCGGGTGACCATGCTGATGGGCCGCGAAATCGTTGGGCGCTGCCCGGAGTGCGAGAAGAGCGCCATTGCTGAGCGCGAGGCCAAGCAGCTGGCGGAAGAGACCCGACTGAAGCGTGAGGTTATGGCCCGCAAGCTGGGCTCGGCGCTGATCCCGAAGCGCTTCGCCGACCGCACCCTGGCCAACTACCGGGTTGAGCACGAAGGTCAGCGCAAAGCACTGGCGTTCTGCACCCGCTACGTCGCCGCATTCGAGGACATCGAGCGCACCGGGCGCTGCCTGATGCTGCTGGGCAAGGTCGGCACCGGCAAGACACACCTCGGCGCGGCAATGGCCAACGACCTGATGCGTAACACCTCGGCCACGGCCGTCTACCGGACGGTGGGCGCGGTCCTGCAGTCCATCCGCGCCACTTACGACCGCAACAGCGAGCAGTCCGAGGCCGACATCCTGTCCAGCCTCATTGCGCCGTCGCTGTTGGTGCTGGACGAGGTCGGCGTCAGCAAGGAGCAGCCGAGCGAATTCGAGCTGACCACCCTGTTTTCGATCATCAATGGGCGCTACGAGCAGATGCGCCCCACGGTGGTGATTTCCAACCTGGAGGCCAGCCAGCTGCGCCAGGCCATGGGCGAGCGGTGCTACGACCGCCTGCGCGAGGGCGGCGGGGTGATTGTGCCCTTTGAGTGGGAATCGCACCGCGGCAAGGAGGAGTCCTGACCATGCGGCAAACCAAACTGACCAAGGCGGCGCGCGGGCGGGAATGCCAGGTGCGCATTCCGGGCGTGTGCAACGGCAACCCCGAAACCACGGTCCTCGCACATTACCGCCTGGCCGGCACCTGCGGCGTCGGGCAGAAGCCGCACGACATGCAGGGTGCTTGGTGCTGCAGCGCCTGCCACGACGCCTGCGACGGTCGCAGCCGAGCCGTTGACCGCGAAACCGCTCGCCAGTACCACGCCGAGGGCGTCATGCGCACCCAGGCGCTGCTGATCCACGAGGGGGTGCTGGTAGCATGAATGTCCCCGCCCTTCGCCCGTTCAAGGCCAAGCCGGCCCGCGCCAAGCCCGTCGACCGGGAAGGGCAGGAGCAGGCCGCGCTGATGCGGGAACTGCAGCTGCGCTACCCGCAAGCCTACAAACTGATCTATCACGTCCCGAATGGTGGGCACCGGGTCAAGGCCGTGGCCGCCAAGCTGAAAGGGCAGGGCGTGAAGGCCGGTGTTCCCGACCTGGTCCTGCCGATGGCCCGCTGCGGGTATTTCGGCCTGTACATCGAGTTCAAGGCCATGCCGCCGTTCGATGCGCCGGTGTCACCCAGCCAGGACGCCTACCTGCAGGCGCTCAGTGACCAGGGTTACTTGGCCATCGTGTGCCGCGGCAACATCGACGCCGTCGAAGCCATCCGGGCCTATCTGCTGCAGCCCGCCACGGTGGCCGCATGAGCGCGACCCGTGAAGTGAAGCTGAGCGAGTCCGAGGTGCGCCGGCAGGCCGCCGACAATTCGGTGCGCGACTTGCGCGACCCGCGTCACCCGGGCCTGTACCTGCGCTTCTGGAGCAACCGCGAGCGCGGCACTTGGCACTTGGTGCGCGGCAAGAAGTGGGTGCCGATCGCTCGCTGGCCTGACTTGGGTGTGGCGGCGGTGCTGGCCGAGCTGCCCGCGCTTCGTCAGCGCCTGATGCGCAGCCCGGCCACCGCGCCGGTAGCTTCGGGCATGGCCAGCGTGGGTCAGCTGCTCGACTGGTACGGGAACCGCATGGCTCGCGACCGCTCGTTGTCGGCGAAGCGCAAGGCCGGCGCCCGTTCCGCCATCGCCCAGCACCTGAAGCCGCGGCTCGATGACCTGGCCCTGGCCGAGGTGACTGCCGACGCGCTGGACAAGCAACTGATGTGGCCGTGCCAGGCCGAAGTGTCGCTGTCCTACCTGCGGCAGATGTTCGCGCTGCTGCTGACTGCCTTCCGCCAGGCCCTGCAGCTGGGCCTGATCGACCGCAATCCGATGGCAGGAATGCGCTTCAACGACTTCACCAAGGCCAAGATCCTGCCCAAGGCAGCCCGCCTGCGTGATGTGCAACTGCCCGAACTGATGCAGCAGCTGGCCCAGGCCTTCGACGCGACCCCGGGTGACGCCATGTTGGCCCTGATGATGCTGGCCCACGGAACCCGCATCGGCGAGACCCGAATGGCGCGTTGGAGTGAGATCTCGCTGGCGGCGGCCGAGTGGTTTATCCCGGCAGCGAACACCAAGACCCGCACCGAGCACCGCCTGCCACTGACCGCCCAGGTCGAGGCGCTGCTGGTGCGGTACCGGGCGATTCAGCAAGGTCAGGGCTACGAGGGTGTGTACCTGTTCCCGAACCGTCGCGGCCTGTCTCTGAGCGAGACCCAGGCCAGTGCCGTGTTCACCCGGCTGGGGCAGGGCGAGTGGACCAGCCACGACCTGCGCAAGGTGTCCCGCAGCACTTGGACCGACCTCGGTATCGACGGGCACATCGGCGAGATGCTGCTGAACCACACGCTGGGCAAGATCGCCAGCACCTACATCCACACCCAGGCCATGCAGCAGCGCCGGGTTGCCCTGGAGAAGTGGCATGCGTGGCTTGATCAGGTTGGCTTCGTGGCCATCCACCGCCTTACCAAGACCTTATTTGAAAATTCGCAGAATTCGCCGCAGGCCACAGCAGGCGTGGCTTCGAGCGACCTTACCGCATTTGTAATTAGCGAGGATTCAAAGTGACAGGGAAGAGCCGCGGCCCCGCCTTCAAGAAGGCTGTGATCGAGTTGGCTCAGTGCCCTTTGTGCCGTGGGAGAGCGGTCACCAAGGGTGTGTTCTACGAACTGCCATGCGACCACTGCAACGCCTCGGGCTTTGTGGCGGCTGCAACTGGCGAGGCCCTGGCCCTGGATGAACTGGTGACCCAGCTCAGCATGCGGCTTCGGGCAGCGCTCCGGCAGATCGAGCAGTTGAAGAACCCTCAGGCATCCGGGCCTGAGGCTACATATCAGGGAAGCAACCAGCGTGGCGCTGGGCGCGCCAACTACACCGGGGATTGAGGGGGAAGGACATGATTTACAGCAGCGTATCGGGTGCAGTAGTTGCCGCTCTGGCGGCGGGCGAGAAGGGATCGGCGAAGGCCCAGGCCTGGCAGATGCTGTACAAATCGGCTGAAGAGGAGGGTGGATGCTTGGCTTCATTGGGTGGCCGATCGGGCGGCGTCGATCGCACCCAGGTCGATTACTGGCTGTCGGCCCGCCTGCACCACATGCTCAAGGGCAGGCACTGGGATGCACTGGTCGCCAAATACAGCACCAACAAGGCGAAGAAAGTTCAGGCAATCACGTTGGTGCGGCCGCTCATTGCGAGCCCTGCACCGACATTGTTCATTTACAAGGCGGTAACCGCTTGGGCCATCCCAAAGCTCAAGGGCGCGCGTCGCAAGGCCCCTCAGTCGGTTTCGGTGGATATCCCGCTGGATGCTTCGACATGGCGGCGGGAAGCCGCAGTGAATGCGGCAGTCGCCGCCGGAAGGGCCGCGAAGAAGCGAATTGAAGCGCTCGAAGAGGATGTGATCATCCTGCCGGATAGCTTCTATGACATGAACACCTGGGACCTCGACGCCACGCCGGAGTCAACTCGCCGCCGCTGGAGGCTGGAGATCAACGAGAAGCTCGACGGCATGATCGATGACGCGCTGGCGGAGGTTCGCGTGATTCTGGAGGCTGAAGCGCTGCTGCTGGATGAGGCCGCGTGAGTTGCCGATGACGAGCTCTTCATACAACATCCTCGGTCTGTCGGGGCAGATAGCTGCGCCGACATTACCAACGAGGAGATAGGGAAGATGCAAGGATTACTCATTCCATTGAGTATTGCGGTTTGGATCGGTGTGTGGATCTTCGTTGTCAAGAAAAGAGGGCGTTTTAGCAAGGTCCTAGCGAACTTGATCGGCGCGTTCGCGGGCTTGGTAGTTTCGACATTGTTTCTGAAGGTGGTTCTTCCTGAGCCGCAAGGTACAGAAGCAACCACTGCTCGTAGTGCTGCTACGGCAACAACATCTCAAGAGTCTGATAACCAGAAAACTGATATTCCCTCGGAGGCGATCGACAGGATCACTTTGTTGTACCTGAACCACAAAATCTATCCGAATGATCCTACTGTTTGTGAGCCTAAGCGTGTCGGTGGTCGAGACATGATCGGTTGTCGCGCCCAGCAATGGGGCGGGTACAGTCAGGTGCATGTTTGGGAATATTCGCAAGGAAAATTCAAGTCGATCAATGGAAGTGCCCGCACCTTGGCAGAGGGTAAGTTTTCTAATGAAAGCGCTGTAGTGGTGAGCCCGCTTCCCCTGCCAAGCGATATCAATGTTGACGCGGTGGTGAAGGCATTCTCTAAAGGATGATCGACACTTACATGCAGTATTGACAATAGTGAGCGATTGAGCGAAATTATTCCCATCCTGTCATTCCTGCGCGTGTTGAGGAGTGACCACCGAAAGCCCGGCCATAGTGTCGGGCTTCGTCGTTTCTGAGCCTTGGCAAATGCCGGGGCTTTTTTATGGAGCAGTGCTTATGGCCGAGCCAAGTACCGGCGCCCTCGCAGTGACCGGCGTACTTGCCAGCGTCGGCCTGGGTGCAGCATTCCCACAGTTGGATCTCGCCGCTTTGGTTGGCGCATTCGGTGGGGCTTTCTTCTATGTGGTGTTCGCCAAGGACATCAGCACCTGGCGCCGCGTCGGCTACCTGCTGGCTGGCTGGATCGGTGGCTACTTCGGAGCTGCTGAGCTTATGGGTCGGGCCTGGACCCAGACCGCCGGTTTCAGTGCCTTCGTCTGCGGTGTGCTCTGCGTAGTCACGTTTTCCGGCTTGCTGGAGTGGATGGAAACCGGACGTATGCCGAACTGGCTGCAATGGATCCTCCGCCTGCGAGCCAGGAAGGAGGGTTGAATGGTTGCCGTTATCCAGGCTGCATTGTGTGCGGTCATCTTCGTGATGATCGGCTTACGCTACCGACCTTACTCAGACGCTCGTTATAAGCTTGGCGTATCGCTGATGGCCTGGGCTGCGTGTGCTGTCACCGGTATGCAGTTCATCAGCCTCGTCGGGCGGATGGTGATGCAGGACGACTTCGCTGATGCCTCCTGGTTCAACACCGCGTTTTACCTGCTGGCCGCCATCTTGGTGTGCCGGGCCAAGGGTAACGTGGCCAAAATCGTGCGGGTGGACTGAGCCATGAAAGTAGCGGATCCCATCGCTACAAAGCAGCCAAACCCCTATGGCTATCGGTGGCAACAGGCCCGTGAAGGTTGGCTGCGCAAGCATCCCCTATGTGTTCGGTGCCAGATGTCGGGGCTGAACAAGCCGGCCAAAGTGGTCGACCATATCGTGCCTCACCGCGGCGACATGTCATTGTTCTGGGATCGAGCCAACTGGCAGTCGCTGTGCGCCAACTGCCACAGCTCCTACAAGCAGCGCTTGGAGAAGTCAGGGCGCGAAGCTGGCTGTGATGTAAGCGGCAGACCGCTGGATCCACGCCACCACTGGAACAGGAGATCACCATGACTATCAGTGGGCTTGTACTCAACGCCAATCGGCCATTTGGTCCAGATGACGTTAAGGGTTACGCGGAAGAGGTTCGGCATGCCATGAAGGTGCTGGAACCTTTGCTGCAGAGCGGGTACTTGGCTCTTCACCCGGATCGCTGGCTGGGTGGGAAGCTGGCCTTCCTCCCGCCCAGGATTGCCAAGCGTCAGGGCTGGACGCCGCCCGTGATGCCAGAAACCGAGCCGCCCTGCCGCTGCACCTGCTGCCCCAGGGCGGAGGCGGGATCGCAGCACACGAAAGCCCCCGGGCGCTGCGGGGCCCCATGAAAAGGGGTAGGGGGGTGAAAAAGTTTTTTCGGAAAAGATCCCTGACCGATCGCCCCCCTCCGTGCGCAAAACCGCGAAATGAAATGATTTTTTTTGAGAGCAGAAAATGGCCGGGAGACGACCCACACCGACGGAGCTGAAGCTTGTCAGAGGGAATCCCGGTAAGCGCCCGATC